TAAATACAGTTACAGCGTTTAATAGCACCGGTGTTAGTTTAGGTGATGATTCAGACGGAAATGGAACAAATACCAATGCCGTTACATACGCCTCATGGACATTCCGCAAGCAACCAAAGTTTTTTGATGTTGTGACTTATACGGGAGATGGGGCTGCTGGTCTTACTGTTTCACACAACCTTGGTTCTGTGCCCGGTTGCATTATTGTTAAAAGTACAACTAGTGTTATAGATTGGGCTGTTTTTCATACGTCTTTAGGCCCAACCAAAGTATTAAATTTAAATCTTACAGGGGCCGCTGGGACAAGTTCTTTATACTGGAACAATACTGCACCGACAAGTACCAACTTTACTGTTGGAGATAGTGGTCGAGTAAACGGGGCTGGCCAAACTTACGTAGCCTATCTATTTGCCCACAACGCAGGGGGCTTCCCTGTTTCTGGCGGTGGCTCAACCAATGGTATTTCGTGTGGAAGCGTAACCATAGATGGCGGGGGCCAAGCAACTGTAAATCTTGGGTACGAGCCACAATGGATTCTTTATAAGTCCTCTTCAGATATTCAGAATTGGTACATTTATGATGTGATGAGGGGTATGCCTGTTGGTACTACATCTGGCCCGTATTCCAACGCTCTTAGCCCAAATGCCACAACTGCTGAGTTTTTGGGCGCGGCATTTGCGATTACCCCAACTGGGTTTAATATTCAAACGTCTATTGCCGGTGCAACCTACATTTACGTAGCCATCCGCCGTGGCCCAATGAAAACCCCAACTGTGGGAACAAGTGTGTTTAGTCCAGAGGTGCAAACGCCAACCGGAGGTGCTAACAATAATATGGCGGCTAACAGTGGCTTCCCAATTGATTGGCTACCAACCAAACAAAACACTGGTGTAACTGATTGGTATCAAACTAGTCGTTTAACCAACAACTATATGTCTCCAAACACAACTGCCGCTGAAGGGTCGTATACCTACGGCTTTGACAGAATGGCTGGAGTGGGTGGCGGATCATCAGGTTGGAATACAAACTCCACTGTTTCATATGCGTTTAGACGCGCTCCGGGCTTTTTTGATGAGGTTTGCTATACAGGAGATAACGCAGCAACGCGCACATTGACGCACAACTTAACGGTAGCCCCAGAATGGATTATCTTGCGTAAAGGTATGTGCTAAATACATCTTCAATATAGAAAGGGCCGTTGACGGGCCATAGGCCAGCAGCGGTGGCCTGCATCTGCTGCTCCAATGTCCAAGTACCGGACGCGCCTGCTCCGGCCACCAAAGTAGGTGGCGTTGCGGAAATAACCCCGCCTTTGTAGCGATTGGACATGAACTGCTCCCTTTAAATTACGAAATCACCTCATAGCTCACCGAGTAGGTGATGCCGCTGGCTGTACCGGATGTCACAACAATTGATGTGCCTTCCATCAAGTATAAAGCCGTGGTTTTATCAGTCACGATCAACGAAGCATCAGCAGGGACAGACACTGTGGACACGATTGGGTAAGCAGTACCGCCCGATGGAGCAGAGCCTTGAGCCACAGCGCCGTTAGTGTAGATAGACACTGTAGCGTCCACTGCTGAAGAGCCGTTCACGTTAGCTGCAACGATCTGATTGATCTTGAATACCTGACCGCTAGACGCAGCATTAGGAACCAGAACAACAGCCGTTGTGCCGCCGGGTGTGTAGTATGTTGTTGTGCCGGAAGCTGTGGTCGCGGCTAAGAGGTTTGGGTTTGCCATTTAAAGCTCCTTAGAATCCGAAAATCATTGAAATCATGGTAGCTTTGGCTTGTGATACGCCAGAAGCTGCGGGGGCGGCTGATGTCCATGTTGTACCGTTAGACACCAAAACATTACCTGCGGTGCTGGGTGCAACAAAGTTAGGCGTTGAGGTGCCGTTACCCAGAATCACATTGTTAGCAGTCAACGTGGTTAAACCTGTGCCGCCCTGATCCACGCCAAGCGTTCCCGTAGACACCAAGTTCTTACTGCCGTTTGTAAATACAGGCTTGCTGGCTGTCAGCGAAGAGTCAATGAAGTCATTGGCAGTTAGCGTTGTGCCATCAAACGTCAGGTTTGCAGAGCCAGCAAATGAACCGCCACTGTTGTACTGGACTTGAGTTGTAGAACCACCAGCAGAACCACCGCCTACATTAACAAAGTCAGAACCGTTCCAAGCAATGATTGCCCGTGTGCCAGCCGCAACTGTTACACCAGTCGTTGGGCTTGTAGGGCCACCACGCACCGTGATTGCGTAACCACCGCTTGTGTCATTGATGACAACGTAGGTCTTGCTTTGTTTAGGTGTGTTAATGTTACGAGCCGCTGTTCGTGCACCTGTGCACAGCAGAACTGCATACTGTGAACTTGTAGATGTCAGGCCGGTGCTGGCGTATGTACCAACAGTAACCGAAAGATCAACGTCAGCATCAGTTGTAATTGTCTGTGTACCAGCAACGGCAACGTCAACAATCTGAGAAATGGCGTTGTTGATTGTGTCGCCCCACTGCCCAGACAACGTGCCTGTGGCTGGAAGGGTCAACCCGATTAGGGATGTATTTGCCATTTAATGCTCCTACTGTGTAGAAATTTGTGTCCAACCGGGCGATTCCGTTGTATCAACAGCAGCCCAGCCCGGTGTTTGCGGATTGCTGATATTTTGCCAGTTTGCGACCTCTGTGTCATCAATAATTTCCCACAAATATCGCCCACCGTTTATTTCCGTTATAGCCATCGTTTCCGTCCGGCTCACTTGGTAAGTTGCCCCACCAGCATTTATATCCGTTATTGCAACAGATTCATTTAAGAATTCTGTGTAATACGTTCCTACAGTCGTCCCTTCCGCAATACCCATCGACTCATTGATGGCCATAATCAGCACAGCCACCTGTGCTTCTGCTATTGCAATTGACTCCGATATATTACCTAAGAATGTAGCAACTGCTGTCTGTACATCCACAATACCAACTGAATCCGCTACGCTCTCGTTATAACTTGTCTGCGCGGCCTCATCATCTGTAATAGTCTGACTATCTGCCACACTAACGTTGTAACTTGTAATTGCTGCATTATCTTCAGCAATAGCCATTGTCTCAGTTATAGACCCCACAAATCCAGCAACAACAGACTGAACTTCAGCAATAGCGGCAGATTCATCTACCGCCACATTCATTGTCAGAGCTACAGTCTGAATATCCTGAATGCCTGATGTGCCACCCCACGAATCAGAACCCCAAGCGTCTTGACCCCAAGACGTACCACCAGTCAACGACTCCGTAATACTTACATCAATCAACAATCCAGCGGCTGGAGAGTCGGCAATCAAGGCAGTTTCAGTAACGCTAACAGGGAAAGTCTCTCCCCCGCCCCATGCGTTATCACCCCATGCGCCATCACCCCAAGCTAACGCCATATCAAGTCAATGTTAATGTGTACGTTACCGCAATTGTGTCACCGTTAACAACTGATTTAGAACTTGAAAAATCACCAGCAGAAAACAATGTTGGATCGGTATTATCTTTAGTTGCGCTACCGCCAATATTAATAAAACAACCCGCCACTACACCCGTGCCAGTCATAGAAAATGACACGGCAGAAGATGTAACCTTGCTACCCGCAGAGGCTGTAGCAAATGATGGCGTAGGACGATTACCCGAGTAAGTGGGAAGATTTACACCGCCAACTTCCAACCAAGTTGGGTGAGAAGCTTGCGTATCCGATGCGGCGGCTGTACCCACACCTTTTAAACCCATTACAACCGCGCCTGCGGCGGCATTGCCAAGAATGGTATTTAAAGTTAAATTTTTACCAACAGTTGTTACCAAGTTTTCAATAGGTTCTTCCCATTTAATTTGGCCATCAGCACCGTAGCAAATAGCGTGGTATGTACCATTGATACCCATCTCATCAGAGGGCGTTGTGTTGTATTTTGTGATTGCAGCTACTTGATCGGTAGCGGTAATTTTGTCCAAGCTCATGTAAGACTCCTTAATTAGAAGAACGGATCAATGCTGCCGTGGCTGTGTTAGCAGGCATTGTGATGGTGAAATTGGTAGATGTTTTGTCAGACCCAAAGTCCAACACAGCAATAGATTTGTTACCCTGAGTTACGTTGTATATTAAAGCGAAACGAGCCGTTACGGATGCGTTAAACACCACGTCGGCAAAGTCTACAAAAGCCGTATACCCAGAAGAGCTAATGGTTACGCCGGTTAAGGCCACGCCACCTGCAACGTATCCAGTTCCTGCAACCTCGCCTACCGTCGTGTAAACAGTGGTCGCCTCGTTTAAATCAGCGCTGGCCGTGTACAGGGCAATCTTCAACGTATTTGTGGATAAATTGTGAACGCCCGTGTATAGCTCTGTCTTAAAGCTGGTCGTTTGAGTTTGTAAAATATAGCTCATGAAACAGGAACCCTAACTTGGCCATCACGATAAGCGTCCATACGTTGTTTACCATCACCCAGGTTCTTGAGAAGCGCAATAGCCTGAACGTACCGTTCTTGGTACATAGCGTACATACCATCTTCAGGGCCGCTCTTCATATATGCCCCGGCTTCAGATAGCGTACCATACAGTAACGCAGAGTCAAAGTTATCACCTAACCATGTAGTCAAAGCAGTAACAATAGATTCTGGGTAGTAGTAATAATGCAGTTCTGCGTTGTAGTTGGCATCTGGCGTGGGGCCAAGAATAAACGACAACTCATTGACGTTGGCTGACTGTGGGCCAAAAATGGCGTAGTGCTTAGGTTTTCCTGTGGTTGCGGGATTAGGATATGCATCACGCATGAAGTTCACATCCTTGTTAAGCAAATAGAGGTAATCACCCGTACCTGAGGCTGGGTATATGGCAAGGCTATATGTCGAAAGAAAGTCTTCTGGGCAAGCTAAGTATTTATTGCCGGTTGCCAATACGCCCGTAACATTTTTTCGCAAGTTGGCAATCTGCACCGTGTTATAGATGCGTTGCTCCGCTTGCTTGATCATCGTATTGATGGTCGTTGTATCAAACGTGTTCTGCGTGTAATCAGTTACAGCAGTAACAAGTTGGGCGTAAGTCATTGCCATAGTTTAAACCTCAAGCCATCGGACCACGAGCCATCAAACCTTTAGTAGCTGCGCCTGTACCACGGATTTTGATACCAGTTGTTTTGGTTGGTTCATTACCAGCAGATTTGCTGACCCCACCAATACTAACGTCGTACGTATCCAGTTTGCTACGGTTGGGCTCTTTACCAGGATTGGTAGAAGCTTTCACTTCTTTGCCTTTCATAGTATGTGGCTTGGCATAGACTTTGGCATCGCCAACTTCTTTACCCATCATCTTTTTACTAAATGTAGCCATGATTAGCCTCGCTTTTGATTGTTAGCGCGTGCCATGTTGCGGCCTACTTTACGCATAGCCTCGCCTGTTACGCCTTTGGTCTTTTTACCACCGCCCATCATGCCAGCGGTAGGGCCGCTGTCGCCCAGGTTTTTACCTTTGGTTTTGCCTTTTTTAGCAATGCCATCAGCTGATCGTGTGAATGCCATAATATTCTCCTTAACTAACCGTTACTGTACCAACAAATGTCGTCGCCACCAAGTAATTTGGTGTGAGACCCGCGTCAAAATTACTGGCCCCACCTACTGGATACCAGCCCCACTGAATGTCGCGTGAACCACCGGACAAATTCCCATTAACGTTTACACCAGAGGTGACGTATGTTGTATCCCTACGCGGATTGCGTAGGGCTTGTGGGTCGTCCACAGGAAACGTACCCAACATTAACTGCGGCTGGTCTGGGTCCCAACATTCTGGGCAAACCAGTAGCTGATACAGACGTTGCTTAATGATTTCCGTCTTAAGCTGCTTCAATTTAAACTGTTGGCCGCAACGATCACACTCTGCAATCGCTATTCGACCAGAGGCGAATCGGTTACCCATCAGTAACTCCCACCGCCGCCAATAAACATCTGGCGGGGCACAAACCGAATTGCCGCTTTCTCTCTATCTTCGCCAGCCGCGATCTCAAAGGTCTCGTCGTAAATCTGCTTAAGCATCTGTATGCGGGGCATCAGCTCGGGGACTTTGACTGCGATATGGTACGCCAATCCAGCCACAACACACGGCAAAAATCTAAAGTTCATATCCGCGGTTTCAGCGCCAGCGCCAGCGTCTTGAACGCGGCGCAGTCTCCAGTACACAAACTGATAAGGCGTGCTGTTATCGGGAGTTGGCCACACTGTTACGGCTGGGAGCTGCGGTACGTAAACAGCTATACCGCTGGTATGACTTGCAGCTGTTGTATTGTTTTGGCCACGAAACACACCGCCTAGGGTATTCCCTGATATGTACGTGTAGTAGATATCTTCTGTATCAAGGCGAATAAACCCTGACCCAGCTAACCCAACTACTGTACTGAGCGTTATTGTGGTGTCCGTTGCCGTAATCGTGCCCACCAAGAGCGAACTGGTAGGATTAACTTCGCCAGAAAGTCTTTGCACCCAGACTTGAATTGGACGAGCTTGTTGAAGCTTGTTTGGAATAGTTGCATAAGTAGAAACGCTAATGCGTGTAATAGTCAAGTCTGCCTGGGTAGAAGCTGTGTTCTGACCAGTGCGAATAACCTGCTCAAGCAGATCAATAGTGTCTTTGGGTAAAGCATACGTTGCAAGACCTGGAGTCAAGTTAATAAAACCCTGCTCCATCGTCCACATGTTGATACCCTTGTTCTGCCATTCGATCGTCATCAAATTCATTGAACGACGGGCAGTCCGTAGATCGTAGCCTGACCGCATCTCCCTGCCCGCACGCTCCCACGCTTCCTCGGCAATTTCCGTGAAGTCCATGTTGAACAGTGTGGTGCCGGTAGTGCTCATTTTTTAGCTGTCTTTGCAGAGTTAATGAAAGCTTGCGCCGTAGGCGCGCCCTCCTGGCCTGGCTTGCGCATTTTCTCTTTAGAGCCCGCGGCTATACGTTTTTTCTTGGCGTTAATGTTGGCATAAAGGCCAACAGGCCCGCCTTCAGCGTACTGCGTGAAGTCAGTGTCGTCCCGGCGTGCTTTTTTCACACCTTTAGGCATCTTAGAAGGCATGATGTCACCCATACCACGGCTGGCTATCATGATCTAGCACATCTTTCCGCGTGTTTTGCCACGCTTAGCGATGCCGTCGGCTGCGCGAACGTAACCACCATTTTTGTACCCCATGTTGCTAATTTTTTTACGAGCAGCGGCATCTTTAGCATCTTGCTTAGACTCTTCAATCGCGTCAAAGTTAGCTGGCTTTTTAACGCCACGAGACTCGCGCTTTATCTCGGCTTCGGCTTCACGTTTAGCTTGAGCATCTTTGTCAGCTTTACGATCCATAAGATAGTTCGTACCAACAGCAGTGCCTGCTACAGCGCCTTTCATGCCAAGCATAGTACCTAAGCCGCCGCCACGATTTTCGTCGTATTCATTAACGCTACGTTTCATGTTAGCTCCTTAGCAATAGCCGCCACCGGCCATTTTAATCATTGTGCCCTTGGTTTTACCCTTAGTAGCGCAACCATCAGCGCGGCTTGAAGCCGAACCACCTTTGGCAAGTTTAGTCATTGGCTGACCTTTGTGCAAACGGCCTTCGTGTTTGTTCACGGCCTTTTGCATCATGGACTTGTCCATTTTTACGTCTTCGTGTTTCATATCGCCACCTTTTGCAAATTTGCGGCCTTTATCAGCCGTTGAAAAATCTTTACCCACGGACTGTGGGACGCCTGCTTTCTTAGCAAACGCTGGGTTATTAGCCACCGCTGCCATGAAATTATGTTGTTTCTTACTCGTCGATGGCATTTGCGGCCTTAGTACGATTGGTCATTTCACGAACAGTATCAGACTCCCAGATACGAAGACCAAGGTAAATGATCGTGAACAAAGAAGCCAAAGGCGGAAGCCACGTAACCATAACGCCAACGGTTGTTAAGACCGCTGCGCCATCGGCAATTGTTTTAGCTGTGTCATGCTGGGTCATATTAACAATTCCAAGCTCTAAGAGATTTGTTGATGCGTGAGTCTGGGTCTTTGGCGGTTTTGGCGGATGTAAGTTTTTTCTTCATCCCTTCCATCCTCGCACAGAAAGAGTCTCGCCGGGAGCCGCCTTCGGGCTGGGGCGGTTTCAAATTCATACCTTGCTTTTTCGCGGAGGCGCGACCCTTCGCATTCAAGCCACCCTTCGGGTTCTTGCCTTCTTTTCTCGTCCATGCT